ATTGCATCAAGCCTTTGACGGGCCGTCTCTAGCTGATCTGGCTGTAGGTCAAAGACATAGGACGCAAGGCCAATTTCATTGAAGGCCGCGTAGACAAACTGGCGCTTGCTGTATCCCATTTCAATCTCCTGCCAATAAAGCGAGTTCGGCCTCGATCAGGCTAAGAAGTTTCTTGTTCGACATGCGCTTCGAAGCAACAATGCCAAGCTGAGATGCTTTTGCTTCCAACTCCTCACGGGTTGGCGGTGCATCATCGGTGACCTCAACAGGTGCATCGATCACAGCGTCGATTGGTGACGGGTGGTATTGCTTGCCGTCAAGACGTGCTTCGGTCTCCGCCTTCTTGAGGCGCTTCTTTTGCAGTCGCGACTCTTTCCATTTGGCCAGAGTTTTGACTTTTTGGATGGCGGCTGACTTGATCATTTCTTTTTCTTCGGTGCTTTGCTTGGCTTGCCTGCAGCCTTAGCTGCCTTGGCTGCCGTGCTTAATGACATTGCCACGGCTTGCTTCATAGGCTTGCCGGACTTTATTTCCATCGCGATGTTTTTCCCGATGGTCTTTTTGGAATAGCCCTTGGTCATTGGCATGATGCGCTCCTGAAAAGAAGGTGGGCCAACATTGCTGCTGGCCCGCCATTGGTTAAGAAATACGATACGCGATGAAGGTATTTGCCGCTGTCTTGCGAAGACGGAAGCGGGCTACAGAACCAGCCGTTGCAGCAGTTACAGCACTTCCAACAATGGTCACGTCTGTGTTCACAGTCAGCGTCAGGACAAATGCACCCAACGTCATGATGGTGAAGTCAAACGAATCACCGATGGCCCACTCAGTTGCCAAATCAAGGTTTGCACCCGTTGGCAATTGAAGGTTGCGAGCCTGCGTGATCGTGGAGGTGACAATGCCCGTCAGCACTTCAGCTGCAGTCATGATCATCGAACCGCCATCAGCAATGTTGGCTGGAGCAGGTTGAGGCTGCCAGTTGCCATTGTTGCTGATGTCAGGCGCAACGCCTACCGAGTAATAGGCACCAGATGCACCGGCTTGAATGACAACGTTAGTCGCATTCGTAAACGCTGCCGATACATAAGTCGTGTTATCAACGACGGTCAGGAGATCCAGCGCCTCAGGAAAGTTAGGGAACCCGACTTCCTGAAACACGCTGGCTGGCGACAAGGATTGAACGGCAATTTTCTCGCCCGCTGGAACAGCTACAGTTGCTGTGCCCTCTGAAAAAATAACTTGATAGCTCATGGCGTCAGTTCCTTAGGTTTGACCGAACAAGAGAATACCAGACATTTCTGGCTGCTTATTGACAACACCAAACAAGGTATCAAGGCGATACTTGGTTTTCATGGTGTTAACATCGTATTGCTTCTGCATGACCAGTTCGATGCCCTGATCGGTAGAGGCGCGAAGCACTGCAACCCCTGCATCGGCAGGAACAGCGTAACGGCCCGGCAGAATTTCCAACGCATCTTTCTGCCAGAAGCAGTTGATAGGTGCGGTGACGGTGTTGAGGCGGTTGATCGTGCGGCCAGCGGCTGCGGTCACAATACAGTTTTGATACTGCAGTTCTGCATCAGTCCCGCCTTGAGCCGAGATGATCGGAGGCGTGATAACGCAGGTGGTTGCATTGATCACCTGGACAACGCGGAAGGTCTTCGAGAAACCCGTGCCTTGCTTGGTGATGTGATGGACAGCTTCAACGCCCGCAATCTCAATTGCCGAACCTGCTGGAAGATCGGTGGTGCTTGAGACCGTGATGGTTTGGAAGCGGTTATCCACGTTTTGGGTTTCGCCAGTGACAGCCGTCGAGGTTGCGACAGGCACCCAATAGTTGCCAGCGGCAGCCAAGGTGGACATCGTTGGATCAGCGCCGGTGGCAGCTGCCAGACGGTTAGCATAATCCAGTTTGTAGGTGTCGAAACCTGCAACCATGCCGACATAAGAACGCTCGAAAGCGTTGTTGGACTTATTGCCAGAGAAGTTGCGTGATACCGAAGCACCACCAGTGCCGCCTGCGATGTTGCCTGCAAGACCGTTATAGTCGCGGCTGGACAGAGCCAGATAGCGATCAAATGCCTGCACGCCTTGCTCGGTCATGATCGAGTCGCACAAGGCCACATCGTCATAATCGCCGGCTGCGGTGTTAACAGTTACAACCAATGAACCCTGAGCCGCAGCTACGTTCATGATTGCAATGTTGATGTCGGATGCAAGCTTTTGCTTGGCAGCCTCACCGAGACGGCCTTCTTGCAAGGAATCACGGAGTTCCATTGCGTCCAGGATGAACGGAACGGACTTCTGGAAACCAAGCGTGGCAGGCACGGATAGCTGTGTGTAGGCGGTGAAGTTAGCGGTCTGATCCATGCCATCATACGACTGTGCGATATAAGGCTGCGGACGATAGATAACGTTGTTGGTGCGTTCCATCATCGATCCGTCGGTGTTGTAGACCGATACGTTGCGCGACAGAACCAAAGCGTCGTTGAAGCCTTCGAGGATGTCCTCAAACGCTACCCGCTCTTCTTTCGAGAAAGAGTTACTCATTTTAAGCTCCTAAGTTATTTGGATGCTGCACGTCGTTTTTGCGTCTTATACTGGATGACCTTAGTCATGTTGCCAGTGCGTGACGCTTCTTCGCGCAGCCTTTCAAGGGTTGGATCGATTGCACCAGAGATGCGGCCTCCGCCGCTAACAATAGTGCGCTCGGGCGATGTAGTTGCCTGACGATTTGTTACTTTCAACTGTGTCTCCAGTTTTGCTATCGCGAAGGCGAACTTCACGGGATCGGTGATTGAAGATAGCTCCTTGGCCTTTTTCTGATTCTTGCCGAGTGCATAAATAACAACAGCAGGTTGTTCGGAACCTTGAAGGACAATCCCTTGCTGCGTGACTGTGAAGGTGTCCAAAGCAAATGCCTCGGCTTCATCATAATCGCGCACCTTTAGCGAGGCTTTCGCCTTCGCATAGGAATCTAGCTTGCCTTGCCATGCCTTGGTCTCTGCATCTCGCTGAGCCTCTGCCTTGGCTTGCTCGGTATCATAAAGACGTTTGTCTTCATACCAAGCGGCAATCTTCCTCTCATATTCCTCAGCGTCGTAATCGCATTCTTCAAGGCTGGGCTTCTTGCCTAGCACCACCGGCTTGGTCTCAGTGGGTGCTGAATTTAGCTTTGCCTCTAGCTCGCGAATCTTACGCTCTTTTTCCCTGTTTGATTTACGCAGCTCGCGAACCCATTGAGGCGCACGGTCTTCTTCTTGAGGTGGCGGATCCTCACCTATTGAAACAACGACTTCATCGCCATCATCTTCGGCCTCGCCCTCATCGTCCAGGACAAAATCAGTGTCCTCGTTGATTTCGGTTTCAGCTTCTAAGTCTTGCGTGTCGTCATAGTCCAGTTCTGCCGTTTTCATCATTTACCCCGTCAACTCACCCAAATGGCGCGGTGGGTGGAACCGCAACTTGTTGAGGCTGTAATGCTGCCCCAATCTTTTCCGCTGTCTCAATCGCTGACTTGCGTTGGTCAATCTCGATTGTCGATAGCGTTTGTATGGTCTTGGCCTTTGTCTCCTCGGCACGGGCCAGATTGTATTCCGTGTTTGCTTGAGCCTGCACCGCTTTAGCCTGCGCTTCTTGGGCTGCTGCCATGAGATACATTGCCTGTGGATCGGGTTGTTGTTGGCCCATCATGGCTTCCATCATGGCCATTTGCTCTTCCTCGGTAGGTTTGATCACGCCGAGTTGAACCAGCTTCTTGCGGAAGAAGTCTTTGATGTCGCCAATGCCCTCACCGTCCATGTTCATGATGGCCATAGCTTGCAGGATCATTTGGGTTTCAGGATCGGTAGTGACTTGCATCATGCCTGTTAGAGCGCGAACCGTGGCCTCTCTCCGACTTGAGAAGCTAGGGCCGACATCAACCGCCACATCGAACGTAGCCTTGCTGAAATCATTCTCATAAACCATCGCCCCGGTTTCTTCATCGATCGTGGGGCGCATGAGTTCAATCGACGAGACCTGATCCATCTGATCGACGGCCTTCATCTTGCGGCCTTCCTCGACATAGATGTCCTTGGCCATTGAAAGCCATATCTCACCGCAGCGTCTCATACTCTTGGCCATGTTGGTCATGTAGATGAACGACTGCATATCAAGACGGGTCTGGATCAACTCAACGGCCTTGCCGCTGATGTTGCTGACCATCTTATCGCCCTGCTGATTGTTGCCGAGGATCTCCGCCATGTCCTGCTCGGTCAAGGCAAGCAATGCCGCCATCGCCGGTGGAATCTCTGCCGACTTGGTATAGGCGACAGGGCCGCTGATTTGCGTTGAGCCGTCTGCGCCTGAAATTGGATTTACGAGCAGATATGGATAATTCTTGATATTATCCTCGGCCCACATGATCTGATGGCCTGCAACTTGTTCTGGTAGCAAGATTGGCTTCTCAATCGAGGAAAGGGCGCTGATCTCTCCCAGCTTGGATAGCTGCATGTTCTTGAGGCGCTGCGGATCCTTGGCTAGACGAACGTGGCCCATGCACCGCTCGACGTTGTCCACAAACCACCGCTTGCCGTAGTAAGGAACGATCGGGATATTCTTGCCTGCGATATAGCCCGCATCCTCCAGGATACCGCCGCCGCTCATAATATACTTGTGAACCCGACGACGCTTTACCCGCTTTTGGCGAACCTCGATGGTGCCGATTGCCATAAGGGTTTCCTCAAGCGTCTCATCCGCATCGAAGTCTGCTTGGGTGTAGCGTTCCTCTTGTCCGTCAATAGTCTGAAAGATGCGGATCGTCTCGCGCACTTCCTCAATGCGGTAGTATTCCGCCACAAACACCACATCAGGCGTGCACCAGTCGTATTCATACTGACTGATAGCCTTGGGCCAAGTCGTAGGATCATCGTTCCATTCCTCGATGTAAGCCTCACGAGTTACCGAATAAATCACGAAACAGTATTTGGCGTCGGACTTGTCTTGCTTCTTGGCGTCGAGATCAAAGAACACCGAGGAATCTGCATCATAGATCGGTTCCATCCTGATGCGTTGCTTCTCGTTATCGTCGTCCTCATCATCCTCATAGACAGTGCGTAGACGCCATGCCCCAAAGCCACCGCCTACCCCTTCCTCAAAGGCATTATCAAACGCCTCATCGGCTACACTGTCCTGCTCATCAGCACGATACAAACCGTTGCAGACCTCGGCCAGCTTCTCGTTCTTGCTGCCATCCTTCGATACAAAATCAACGGCTATCCGGTTGTTGCGATACTCGTTAATGATACGAATCACGCTGAGGTGGATCTTATTGACCTCGAAGCGTGGCTTGTTCTCGAACTGGTCGCCAAGCGGGCCTTCCCATTGCGCCCCTGCAATAGAATAAAACCGTCGATCCTGTAGGCATTGCAAACGCTCGTCACGCATAGATGATTGACAGCGATCAAACTCGGTTAGCGCCCCTGAATGAACGCCTGCCAATCGCTGTTCTCTGCTGACTCTAGCCATCTACCACCTATTGACCATTGCGAGCGGTTTCACCTCGACAGCCTTTTTGGGTGCTGCACGACGGCTGGCCTCACATGCGTAACGAAGCGCATCCATGGTATGGTTATCATCATCCGCCAAAATCGGCAAGATAGCCCCGGTTAAATCGTCAACCTTGTAAGAGTATAGGGTTAGCTCGTTAATGACATTGGTGCATCTTGGGTGAACAACGATCTGATGAGACTTCAGCCACTCAACGCCCTCCTTGACAGAGTTTGGCCCTTTGACTGCAGCCATAATCTTTGGAAACCCATTCTTGCGCATGTGGCTAATGGTTTCAGGCCGAGAGCTATCGGCAACAATAGGCCAGTTTTCAGAATCAGGAACAGTCAAAAACAAATCTGGCGTGTCAGCAATCTCGCACTCGACCATGTAAGCCTCGTGATCGATGTAAAGCGTGCGTCCAATAACATGGCAGCGAACCAACACAGTCGGATCTTCAGCAAAACCCCAGTCTGCACCGAATCTATGAACCGCATCAGCCGGAGCCTCAAACTCTTCGATGCGCCAATTCTTAAACACGCGCGCCTGTGTTGATTTGATCTTCCAGTTTCCGCCTAGAAGTCTGCCGCGCTCAACCTCGTCCAATGCCATCAAGTTTGCCATGTAGCCGGGATCGGAAGCCATCAGCGCCTTATTGTCGGTTAGCTTGGCGCTAATAAACGTCAACGACTTGGCCGGAATTGGATTGCCATCTGCGTCGAGATAATGCGCCAGCTCTTCAGGACTATCGGCCCAGACTAGGTCGTCATTGACGCGAATAAACCACCGAAGAACGCCAGACCGCTCTGGAATAGGAAAGCCAGTGTCTTGATTGATCCACCACGCAATAAGACCAGCAACAAAGCTATTAGGGTCTGGATTGCACGTCGCCCGAATGTAAGGCTTGATTCCGCATGTCGATCGGTTGCGGCTGAGCATATACCAAAACTGTTTCTTGGTGAAATGCGTTAGCTCGTCAAAACAGATTAACGGGATTTGCGAGCCCTGCCACGCCGAGACTGACTTATCATGCTCCAGGTGCGAGAACGAAACAGCAGCCCCGCTTGGGAACGTCCAATAAGCCTCACTTGAATTAGGCTTTGCGCCTAGTGGAATATAAAGCTTTTCGCTCTCATCCCATAAACCGCCCTCGTTCTTGATCTGCGGCATTGTCCGGCGAAAGTAGACCGCCCCGAAGTCTTTGTTTGCAATGTGTCGCAACCCTTCCATCAGGATTGCCCATGTCTTGCCGCCGCCTGCAGCTCCGCCATAAATTGCAATGTCAGCAGGTGAAGCCAGAAACGCCTCTTGCGGCCCTTGCTGAGGCTTGATCTGTTTAGTCTCTGCCATTGGCCGGAAGCTGATAAATTACAGGAGCGGCTAACTCAGCGCCATCCTTGCCAGTAAGCTCATTCACCACACGATCTCGCCAATCTTCCTTGCGTCTGTTCTTGAGCCAGAAAATTGCTGCGGTTGTGTCTGGTGGATAATGCTCGACAAACGGAACCTTAGTAATCTCTCCCTGTGCATTGACGGCAATCTTCACCGCATCATGAACGTAACCGGTTGCGCGTCGATAGAGAGATTGAATCACTCTTTCGTCTGCCGCGTCCTTTCCGACCTTTAAGGACTCCGAAAATTCTGGATAAAGTCCCTTCCAAAGATTTAGCGTGCTTTCGCTTATTTCGAAAAAATCTGCAACGTCTCTATCTGTTGCACCCAATTCACAAAGCTTGCGAGCCTGCTCAATCATCTTTGGATCATATTTAGACGGCCTACCCCGTGCCGACTTTTTTTCGGCAGATGGCCATTGCTCTACTTTGTCGGCTGGGTTTGTTTTCTCCATAAAACATTATCCCTTTATTCGTGCCGTTTGTCTAGCGAAAGGTTATTTTATGGCCTGTTTAATTAACTCAGACATTGCCTTCTTAGGAGATCCAAACCAAGCCACCAGTTCTTTCCAGACCTGTGCTTCTGGCTCATCTGCCCTGAACTCTACAGCAATAACGGCAGCCCCTTCAGACCGCCGTTTTGCATTGTGTTTGGCTTGTGGTGTGGTCATGAGATAGCATCCACGATATGGCCGCTCATCATGGCCTCGTAGGTAGATAGCCAAGCCATATATCGTGCATGCCTTGGTGAATCCAAGTTATAGCGCCTCCAGCTGCCATCCTCTTGAATCTTGTCCCAGAAGCCGGAAGCATCGTCCCAGAAGTATTGGGTGAGGCGATGACCGTTGGCGGTCTTGATGATAAGTGTTCCTGCGTTTTCCATGTGTCTCTCCTTCAAGAGTTGGTGGGGGCCGAAGCCCCAGTTAATTAGAATTGCAATTTTTTAAGTTCTGCGCGAGCCCACTTAATGTTTGACTCTACGACGCCATGGGCCATTCGCTTTGCCTTCTTTTCGCTAATTGGCGGCCAATCTAACGCGGCCAGCAAAAGACCTAATTCAAAAAGCAATTCTTGTTTTGGGGTCATGGTCATGTGTCTCTCCTCTGTCTGTAAAAACACATTATCCCAAGCCCTTCCCAATGTAAACTAGTTTACTGCTCAATCCATCTTATGAGCAGCATGCAAGCCGCACACAATGACCAGCCAAGCACAAACGCGCGCCATTGTTTGTGTTTTAATTCGCGCTTTGCTAAATCAGCCTTCATATCGGCCACCGACTTTGCCCTGTCAATTTCTGGCTCTGGCTGCGGAATTTTAATTGCCTCGCCATGCATATCAACCACGTTTTTTTCAGCGGTTGACATTATTTCAAGAATTAGCGGGGCATCAATCCTGCCTTTATGCTTTTGCGAAATAATTGTAGCAACGCCTCGAATTATGTCTGGCGCAGACCACCGACCGCATGCTGTAAATGTCAATTTACAACCATCTTTTGTAAATCCAGATATTGTTGCATCTTCAAGAAAAAGCATATCCTAACCCTCACTCATCTTACGCAAAGCCTCAGCCATCGATTGAGCTGACCGCACTGGTGGTGCTGGATCGATTGACAGCAAGGGAGCCTCTTGAAAGCTCGCAGGTCGCTCAGGAGCAGGTTTCGGAAGCAATCCAGTGATTGGTTGCTTTGACGACCATTCAAGGCTGACAAGCAGGTTTCTCCGCTTCTGCACTAGACGTTCGCAAGCCTTTTCAAGTCCGTCAGCTCTGGGAGCCCAATCACCGCTCCATCCGTCAAGCGCCGCCATTGCCACATCTGCCGGATATTTCATAAGTGTCCTAATCGAGACCGCCACCGCAGCTTTTGCGCTGTCTTGATCTTCTCGAACAGAAGGAAACCTTGCCACACATTCAGCATATGACCTCGCAATTTTGTTCGGATCTGCAGGCGTCATGGCCAAACGCACCGCAGCAATCGCACTTTGATAATCGTAATCGTTGCTGGTCGGGATCATCGCAATATCTGGCTCACCCTGCATCACTAGACCCCGTAAGCTCTTTTGCAAGCCGTACAGCTTCACCAGAGAGACTAGTAGGTTCCGATCCGTTTCGATAGGTGTTTGAGCCTCCAGTTTGCTTTGCGCTCCATTTGACAACGTCACGGCATCGGTTTCGCCATGTTGCCGACCAGTTGAGCTTAACGCCTTTGGCTCCGGGAATGCCGATCCAATAGTCCCGAAATTTATTTGCTTCATGATCTACTTGCTCCACGGTTAAGCCAATTTGCAAGGCTTGGTTAAATTCGTCTTGAGAAGGTGTCCAGCTTTCAGAAATTCGTGTTCCACGCTTGTTGCTTCTAATAGATACGTCAGTATCTATTAGAGTGGTGGTTATCTGATGGTTATATGGGGTATCAGCAGTGACAGGGGGGGGTGTCATTGTGAGAG